CCCCCACGTATTTTATTAATTTCAGTGAAGTTGAAGTGTCTCCGCGACTTTCAGCCTTGCTCAACCAATTTACACACAAAACATTATCAACGCAAGTTAGTTAGTACGACATGGTACGCGATTTTAGACGTACCGGCGGTTAGTCACCGCATTAGCGACCTTTTGGAATCTTGGACGCTAATTATTCAAATACATCTGATTCCTTTTCAGAGCGCATGTTTAACGCATGTCCTCTTTCCACCTAAGTAGTGCTTACAGATCTTAGATATTTACACTCGTTCGACCGGATTTTCGGACGACATGTGAATAATTCTTAGATTTGTGTAGTAAGAGGTGAGTTGTGTAGGGAAACCTGGTGAAAACCACAGTCCGCAATAGCCGACGACCCCTACCCATATATCAACCATGTCCCAAACCCAAAAACAAATCCAAAACAATGACGAAGAATTTCAGAAAGTAAAGCAAGGAAAAGGCTACAAGGCCGACTGGAATGTTGCAAAATATGCTCCGGTCAAATATAAGATCAATGGCCCTACAGCGACGATGAGACTTACACAAGACCGCCAGAGTAAGCACGCGCAAGCGGAGAAGACACGCAAAGCGGAGGCTTCTTCCTTGATAGCAGCAGCTAATGAGCGTGATGCTGCGTGCACTCAGCTTAGAGTCGCTCGTGCGTACAACGCCAAAGAGCGAAGAATCCGGGCAGAAACGGCGCGCGTTCATTACCGCGAGCGCCAGGAAAAACGCCTAGAAAAAACTCGTCTCACAAATCCTGCTTTAGACTTGAATCTCAATCAACGCGTTCATTTTTACGCTAAGTATCATAAGTGTCCACACGGATTGGCAAACAATCGTATACAGATTGACGGAGATCGCTACGTTATCAATTGTGATCACGATAAATGCGAGAAGACCACCGCAGAAGCCGTCAAATGTAGATCTTGCGGTTCTTTTATGACCGTCAAATACACCAACATCGAATGTCACTGCTCATTTTACTCGTGTCCGCGATGCAAGAGAGCGCAGTATTTATATGATTTTAGAGCTTCCAATGAGATTGTCATTGGTGGAAATCCCGTTCCTCTTCATAATTTTCGCATGTGCTATGACAAACACAACATTCAGAGGACCCAAGTTAGGATAACAACGACGGACACTGTCACGAAGAAAACGTTTGATTCTATCTTGCCTCCTAAAGTCACATCTGAACAAAAAGAGTCCCGTAAGAGATTTTTACTAGATATGTCGACGCCCACAGCATCTTCTTTCGCAGGGTCGGTTACAAGATTCGCATCTGTTCCATCTAAAGCGAAACCAATACCTAAGCCAAGGAAGAGCGTACTATTTGCGAAAGTTCCTGACGTAAAGAGTGAACCGGTCCCACTGAAAGATCTGGTAGTTGAGACTGTTCCACAAGGAGCGGTTTTGTCGAATGCCGCTTCTCCTTTCGTTTCTGCAAGTAGAAATATTAGAAGGAAGTATAGGGAAATGAGAGATAAAGCTCTTAATGGCATCGACGACCTACAACGCAAAATAGGCAAAAACATCGCCCAAGCTGCCTTGAAAGAGCTCACTACACAGGTTTTTGACGCGTTGAGATACCTGGTGGGAATCGTCTACGATTACTGCTACGTTCTCAACCCCGTATTTTTGTACCGGCTTTGGAATTCCAGAACAGAACCCGTCATGTTTCTCTTGAATCTAGGAGAAGCACTGTTACACTTAAAGGAGTATGAGCAGCAGAACAAGAGCCACGCTTATACCGTCCTCCTGAGTGGTGTTCAAAGGTTTATGATCGAATACGCCGATGGAGGCTCGGGCGTTTTACGCACTATCCTCCATTACAAGTTAAGAAATTTGAAAAATCCTAGCATACGACAATTACGCCAGATCATAGAACAAGCGGGAGTAACAGGTGCGTTTAAATTGAAATCCAAACGCGATAATCTGTTGCAGAACGCCGGCGTAGATGGAGATTGTATTAACACCACAGCAGAGAGCGGATCTGATTCACTTATGGAGGCCATTGGGAGCTTGCTTTCAACATTCCCCAGAAGTCTGGGATGCGGAATTACTTTTCTGCGCCACTTCTTCAAGGAGAATATGCCTATTTTAATGGGTCTTAGAGCTCTTAGTGACTTGACGAAGATTACCAAGAAATTAATTGACAGCGGTATGAAAATCTTCTACGGTCGTTGTGCCTCTCCTAAAGAATGGTTAGAGATGCAACTCTGTACCAATGATAATCCTATCCACGCTGTTACGTGTACGTACATGACCTATATGGGTATTGTCAGTGGCTTCCAGAGCCAATCTGAAGGTCTGAAGAACGACCAAACTCTGAATGATTTGAGAAACAGGTTCTTTATGGAACTGTCCGCGGCAGACAAATATGTTAAAGACGAAGGTAAACTTTGTCATGCTTGGTTCTCTTTTAAGGCCCAATTGACCAACACCTTCAATGTTCCGCCGATTCCCAAAGTCAGAGCACATGAACCAATGTGTCTTGTGCTTTCCGGTGGCGCAGGCATGGGCAAATCCACTCTCTGGAAAGTTTTGTTATCGAGGGAGCTTTGCCCCGGCGAGACCAAAGACGTATCTCAGAAAATGGAAGATATGACCCATACTTGGAATGCAGCCTCTGAGTATCAACCGAATATGGCAAGTAAGAAAATTATCGTCTTCGATGACTTCATGCAGAACATCGCCGAAGTAAACGAAGCCTTACAGATTATTTCTCTTTGTACTAGAGCCCCTTATCCCGTTAATACCGCAACGATCACGGGTCCTGACATTAAAGGACTGTTTTGCGAACCAGACGCGATTGTGTGTTGTACCAACACAACATCAGAAAGGGCAGCCCAGAAGCTGGCTGATCCCGCTGCTTTGCTGCGACGTTATGACCTCGACCTGGAGGTATGCTCGAGATACGACCCGCAAGATAAAACGAAGCCTATTTTTAAAGTCGTTTCATGTCCCATGTTTAAATCGCTGACTGATCGCATTCTAGACATGGAGAGCGCCAGACAAGTCGTTTCTGTTATTTTCCGCAAGAAGAGAGCCGAATTCAAGAACGTTTCTAATATGGTAGAGACTTTGCTCGGTGAAGATGTGGATATCGACGCCTGTGAGATTGGCCACGGCGAACTCAAGACCATCGCGAACGCGTGGCAGCAGGACGCAGACTTCTACAAAGCTTTTAATGAGTATTTAGTCAATCCTGCCGCCAACCCGGCTCAAAAGATCGAAGAACCTGATACAGACTCCGAGTCAGAAGATGAGGATGTAGATAGGATAGACTACCCGCTCCTTGGTTCAGACTCAGAAGACGACGAGGAGGTCAGACCACCACCCGCCAAAGACAGAAACAAGCTCGTCCGGTTTAGCAAAAACGTCATCAACAAACTGAAGAAAGCGCCCGAGGTCGTGCACACCAACGCACAAGGTCTGGCTCAGTATGGAGTTGAAGCATTACACATTTTGTACAGCAATATGTTAACCGGTGCCATGATTGGAGCACCCGTAGCTGTCGCCATGTCCTTTGCTTCTTTTCTACACACCTTGACATCTGATGTCTTTGGACTTATCGAAAAGAAATTGAAGGGAGAGCCAGGATGCTATCTTTATATCAAGAGGATACTTACGCAGCTTATGAAATGCGCTGTAGTCACCCTGAGTTCCGGCCTCGCGTTGTTTGCTACTTTCAAGATTATGGCTAAATCTAGCAGCCAAGAGTCAGGAACTACCCGAACGGCGAAACCGAGGAGCTCCCAAGTGCAAACATTTGAGCAATCAGGTGTTTCGGAGGGCCAGCTGAAGAAATTTGTGCAAGCTACTGGTTCCGTCATGGTATTGAGGAATGCCAGAACGACCAATTGTGTTTTCGTTGGAGGCCATTACATCTTGGTTCCTTACCACTTGTTCACCGACCATCGCGGGCAAGTGTTACCAGACGGTGAAGAGATTGAAATTACTAAGGTTTCGTGGAGAGATTCCATGAAGATCTTCCATTTTGAGCAGAAGTCGCTTGTTCGGCTGAAAGGAAACATTGAGGAGGCTTTGTCTAGACGGCTCGACACCATGCCGATGGACACCTACCGAGAGGATGTTTGTTTGTACAAGTTGCCTGCCTCGATGTTTAGCGCTGAGGCAAATATCGTCAAACATTTCTGGAACGGCGCCTACGGCACTAAGAACATCAGTGTCAGGAAGCTGGATTATATTCCATACAACACGGATCATACGTACAATGGTCAGGTCATTTATAATGATGGCACCGTTGTCAAGGATTCGATTTCTACTCCACGCTTTGAAGGCGAATTCCAGAGATTTCACGTCTTAGCAGAGGCTACCTACGCTGGCCGAAATTCATCTTGCGGCAGCTTAGTTATTAGACCAGATGTTCAGGAGACCCCGATCTTGGGAGTCCACACAGCTGCGAACGATCGTGGAAGTTATTTCCACTATGTCACCCGCCAGTCGCTGGAAAGTGCGATGAGTAAGAACACCGTTACCGATGTAGAATCGAGATTTGTTCATAGTGAGCCACAAGCGTCGGTGCTAACAGTCCTCCCCAAGGAGAGTATTCTATATCCAGTTGGAGAGATTGAGAAGCCGTTGTTCCAACCTACGAAAACGGATCTTCAGCCTTCATTGCTGTATGAAGTGATGGGTCCAGCTATGACAGCCCCTGCTCCATTATCGCACAAGGACCCCAGAATTGATGAGAAATTTAGCACTTTTTCAGCCTTTTGGCAACAAATGTTTAAGGACTATAGTCGTCCCTTCAAGCCTGCGTTCACTCCAGCGGAGTTGAACTCTGTGTACATTTCCATGGTGGACGATTTCAAAAGAATTAAGGCGAGAAGCATCGTCCCAACCAAGAAACTAGATCTGATGGAGAGTCTCAATGGTCTCAGCCACATCCCACAGAACACGAGGATGCCCATGAATACATCTTGTGGTTTTCCCTATGTTCAGGAGGGTTTGAAGAAAAACGATTTATTTGAGGAGAGAGACGGTCGCTTGTACCCTAGCGCACGCATTATAGCAGATTACGAACATGCTGTGAGCTTGCTGGAGAAGGGTGTGGTTCCTTATTTACCATATGTCCTTTCCTTAAAAGATGAGAGGTTGAAACATGCAAAGATAACCACGCCGCGCACGCGTATCTTTACGTGTGGCAACGTAGTGTGTTACTTGATATGCAGAAGATATTTCTACTCCGCGATCATGCAATACTATCATGCTGATTTGAGCGATTCTTTCTGCTACCCCTCTCTCGACCGGGCCTCGTTTGACTGGAATTATTTGTCACGACATATGCTGGAAGTGGGAGATCGAGGTTTCGACTTTGATTTTTCTCACTTTGACAGGTCATTGTCGCACCAGCTTTTGTACTTCGGTACAAAACTTTTGTTAAATGGATTATCCCTTCCCCCCCAGGAAGAGGCGGCCGTCATTGAGTTGGTTTGCTCACCATATATAATATGGGGCAAATCAGTGATGCGCGGCACCTTTTTGCCCTCAGGCATTCTCATTACATTTCTTCTAAATTGTGTATCTAACGAGATGATGCACCGCATGGCCTGGCGCGATATCATGGCCCGAGAAATGCCTTCTCTCCTTCCAATGAGATACTACCACGATTACACCCGTGGCGTCAGAGGAGGAGATGACACGTTTACGACCGTTGACGGTCGTGTGCTGCCATATTACAATGGTAAGACGGTCGCCGAATATTTGCGATCGCGCGGCATGCAAGTCACCGCAGCCGACAAATCTCAGAACATACCTGAATCGACGAACTATTTTGACTTGAGCTTTTTGAAGAACAGTACCAAGTATGAGAGAGGTGCATACCTCCCTCTACCGGAACTCCGCTCGTTATTTGAGTCGTCGTATTGGGTCCGGCTTTCACCTGAGAATAATGATATAGTGAAGGCCACGCAAGACAATGCTACCTGCTCATTGCGATCGATCTATTTTCACGGAGAAGAAATTTTTAATGATTTTAGAGACAAAGCACTTGAAAAGGAGCCAAGATTAGTTCTACCATCATATGAGGAGTTATCTGTTATCTGGGACAACTATCATTGTTATCCCGGCTCCCACACCGATTTTGCATCGCGTGAATTACAAGAGGACCCTTTCACCTCCGCTAGCAAGGAATTACCACGAGTGCCGGCGACAGAGAGGGCAAAATTTAACATGTCCCCAATAGAAATTATAGAAACATACATTCAATCAGGATTATCCATGACAGCCTTGGATAAACAAAGTCTCGGTTCGGCAGCTATTGAAACAGCCGCTGTCACCGAAGAAGTAGGAAAAGTAGGAGATGAGATTATCGACAACCAGACCATCGGCACACCTGGCAAAACTTTGACTGATGCCGTCGGAGCCAGTATTCAAGATGGTCCGTCTTCTAAGGCCAAACCTGTCAAAACTGGCGCTCAGCTAATTCAATCCCAAAATCTTCGTTCAGAGGCGTATCTGAATGATATAAATTGGGATTTGAAGAAGCTAGTGCAGAAATTTACATACGTTAAGGACTTTACTTGGTCGACATCGGACCCTGTGAATACTATCATCGCGTCATTGAAAGCTCCAAGAGACTTTCTTGTGACGCCAGCTCAGAAGGAACCGTTCGATGTCACCAAGTATTGGAAAGGAACTCTTCTTGTTAAGGTCGTGATTAAATCTTCACCGTTTTACGCAGGTGGATTGGTTATCGGCTTTTCTCCCTTCCAAAAAACACCAACTTTAGCATCCCTGGTCAACATGGGAGCACTCATTCACAAGCTTTCGCAAGAGGAAGGACTGGAATTTGTTATTCCTTTTCGTTGGCCTACTGGATTCATAGACGCTGCTTCGGACGAACTTGGTACATTTGCTATCATAGTTAATTCGACTTTGCGTACTGGAACCGATAATCCAAATACGATCAGCGGCGCAATATATGTCTCGATTATGGACAGCGAGTTCAAGCTACCTGAAGTCGTTCCATCCGCCGCTTACCAGTCCTTCAAATTTAATTCGAGCGTTGTTCAAACCAGACCACAGTCAGGCGTTTCCGTTAAATCCGTCTTGTGCGACATTAACGATCTTCCATCGAAAATGCCAACTACTGTGATGTGCGCAGGCACGGGAACGCTCGGCTCACCCACGATACCCCATTTCCAAGATGCTCCGAGCGATCTCATGCAGCTCTTGAAACGCTGGGAAATGGCCGGCAGACTGAGCATAAACCTCGCTGCGGGGGGAGCAACTGTTTGCTCTTTTTCCGCTCTCGACATTTACAAAGCGGCTTTCCGTGGATTTGACAAATATTTCGGCTTGTTCAGAGGGAGTGTTAATTTGAGGTTCTCCTTAGAGGCTAGTAACGATTCCATATACGGCAAAATTTCTTTTAATCCTGTCTTCGCCCACGCAAATGCGCAACAACCATCGAATTGCGGCCTGCAGACTTTTGACAGAGAGAGCATGGGTATGGTCACGATACCTTGGACCCAGCCCACTTTCACTGCTCCTACGGACGGCGCCAATATGTCGACTTTTGTCCAACAAAATAGCATGTTTACAGATGTAGTAACAGTGGTTTTATATAATCACAACGCCGATGTTAGAGACGTGATTTTGAACGTGGACGTTTCCGTAGGTGATGACCTCCATATGGGAGTCTTTCTCGGCACGCCTTTTAACCCTGGCTTTCCTACTGTGTACAGGAGAATTCCGCTGTTGCCTTTCGAAGTGAAACACGTCGCTCCTGAGTACGATGCTGAGTATCCAATTCCAACGGTGCCTCAATCGGGCATGCTTCAATTTGTAGGACGAGCCATTGAGAACACGCTCCCCATAGTTGAACAGATGTCGGAATTAGGTCTTGAACTTGATGCCCACATGATTACTGAACAAAACCAGCTAGTTCAGCAGAGGCGCAGGCCTTTCAGTATAGCGAGTGATTTGCCAGTCTTGACAGAAAGGTTTACCACCGTCAACCACAACGGTATGAGCTTGCCCGACAAGCAGTGCTTCGGGAGTGACAAACCTGAAACCGACATATACAATCTGTTACAAAACACGAAGTCGCTTATGGACAGGTTTAAGTGGGGGGCTGATAAGCCAGCCGGTGCACTCCTGGCGGAATACTCAAATCGACCGAGCGTTGCGAAGGCGGGTAATCCTTCAGGAATTCACGCACAGCTCTGCTCTATGTTCAATTTCTGGACTGGCGGTCGAATTATCATTCTCGATGTTCACGCTACTCAGATGCATAGAGGACAGCTTTTGCTCGCCTATTCCACAGATGAGAAAGACATTGTTTATGCCGATGCCACGCAAACATATTTTACCACCCTTGATTTGTCGGAAGGCAGAGCCACGGTCGCGTTGTGTTTACCATATCTGTCACCAATACCTCAGCGTCGTGTTCCTCCTGCTCTCTCTTCAGATGCAGAAGCAGATTCCCCGGTTTGTACTGTCGGCAAGTTAAGAGTTTTCGTTCAAAATCCGTTGCGCTCAACTTCGACCGTTGCGCCAGATGTTGAAATAGTAGTTTACGAATCTTGCGCGGCCGATTTTCAAGTCAATGTTTACGGCGGAACTCCGTATACCGTTCCAGAGCCTCCAGTCATGGCTCCTGCGGCGTCTTCACACGGCGTGCCCGTTTTTAATAGGAAACCACTAATTAGAGCTACCCTTCCCAAGATCACTCGTCCAGGTTACGACAACGCCTAGGACGTTTTGTTCTTTTCAAATTTAATAATATAGTAGATTTAGATTTAGTTAGACCCAATACTAGTTTTAGATTTAATTCCACACATTGTAGTTAGTATCAATACAAATTGCATTTATGGAACTCCCCTCGCTTAACCAGAGATA